CAACTATTTTTCCATAATCAACAGACTTTACATCTTTACCATCTAGTTGTGTAGTGCTTACAATTTCTGGAATGTGTTGTTCTATTTCTTGTGCGATAACACCAATACTCGGTTTATCATCTTTAATCCATTTGTAAGAAACACCTCTTAATTTGCCGCAAAGACCTAAAGCATCATTAATTGTAGTTATATCTTTCTTAAGTGTTTGGTCAGAGAATGCAGTTACGTCACCAGATGCTGTTAAAGCACCTGTAATTGACACGCCTGTACTTGAAGTAGCAAGTTTAACTTCAGCAGTAGTTCCAGAACCCATACCATGATACAAACTTACTGCCCCATCAGCAGCAGCAAATATCATTCCTTCTGAACCAGAACCATTTGTTATCCGCACATCATTACCCATGATGCGGAAAATGTTTCCTGCTGTTATATCGTTTGTAGAGTTACCTGTATTTATTGCTAAATTTCCAGTTAACGTGCCACCAGCAAGAGGTAGTTTGGTTGCTAGGTTGTTATTTACTGTTGTCGTAAGAGTTGATATTGCTGTATCTGTGTAAGCTGTTGTGGCAACCTTTGTTGAGTTGTCACTTGCTGATTGAGTTGTTGCTGTAACACCATTAGCTAACGATCCTGTAACTGCTAAGTCTCCTGTTACTGTAGCTCCGCTTGATGTTGTTGCTAATCTAGTTGTAGCTCCATGTTTAAAGCTGCAAGCTCCACCAGTAACAAACTCAGCCATAATACGACCATTAGTTTTATCGTAAAAATGAGCTTGAGAACCATTGGTTTCTATACTTAAATCTCCACCACCAGTTTCTGATATGATTGAAGTATTGTCTGCTGTCCTGTGTAAAAATTGAAAATCATCACTATTACCAATAAATATACTTTTATTATCTGGTACTCGTATATCTCCTGTAGTTGTGATGTTTCCTGATACGTCAATACCAGCATTATCTATTAATAGTTGAGTTGATGAGCCACCTACTCTACAGTTAATAGGTTGACTTGTAGCTTGTGTATCAATAAATAAATTTGAACTATTAACATCATGAAAACCTATCTGACCTTGTACAGTTCCGCCACCATCTTTATATTGAATTGATGTTTCAGCAGCATTTCCTGTATTACCAGTATCAGAATCTTGTACTACTATTTGTGGTTCAGTAGAAGCCTTTGCAACCAACCCATTATTTGCAAGAATTGCTCCTGTTGTTTCTACTTGCTGTGATCCAAAGTTAGGAGATATCTTAGTTCCAGCTATTGCAGCAGATGCATTAATGTCTGCGTTGTCTATTGTTCCAGCTGGAAGGTTAGACATGTCTTCTCTTAAAAGAGGTCTACCACCAGCTTGTGAGCCGTCATGTACAACAGCTGTGTCTTTTGTTGTATCAATAGTGACTTCACCTTCAGCACCTGTAAATGAATTGTGTTGAGTTGTTGAGCCACGTCTTAATTTTAATAATTTTGCCATTTAAAGAGTACCGAAATCGAGTTGTAAATTTGTGCCATCTACTGTGCCTACACCGCTCATATTGCCTACACCACTCATACTGCCTACATTTGTTAAACCGTTATTTTGGCAATCAAGTGCTCCTCCTAGTTGTGGTGTTGTATCACTAACTACGTCTGAAATTCCTGAGTTTGATGTGATACCAGCCCAAATAGTTCCGTTATAATTTTTTAAAACATTATTTGTTGTGTCAAACCAAAGATCACCAGTTGATGGAGATGAAGGTTGGGTAGCAGATATTGAATATTCATTAGCATATCTATTAACGTCTCCTATAGAAGCTCCTACTGCGTTTACATTTCCAATAGAACCAGCAGTTAAATTTATATTTGCAGAGTTATTAGCTGCTGCAACAATACTTGCACTTATATCCGCAATAGTTTTTAGTGGGTCGTCTTTTACGGTTATGGTGTTACCCATACCACTGTGGTTTGTACAGTAATATTGAAAATTAGTTGGTTGTGTTTCTGGAATCTTAATAGATATCTTTGCACCAGCTTGTCCCTGAGTACCAGTAACAGTTACGTTAGTTGAGTACTGTGAACTACCAGCATAAAAACGTAATGGATGAGTAGCATTAGACGCATCACTAATATCAAATGTATATGTCCAACCTTTATATAAAGTAAGAGCTGGTTTATCTACACCATCAATAATAAATTTGCCTGTAGCTGCTGTGACTGTAAATGTTGCTTCGTCTTCTAATATGTCTGCAACAATATCTAATGAACCGTTTGAACTTCCTGTAGTTACAGCATCACTTATAAGACCTAAGTCTTCTTGATAAGTAATCGCACCTGAGACAATAGCAATATCGTTAAGAACACTCTGGTTAGGGGAGATGATAGCCCAATTAGTCCCGTCATATACCCGTAAATTGTCATTGGAATTATCAAACCATAAATCACCGTCTTGTAAACTTGTTCCATCTACTCTCTGTGTTGGTGCATTATTTGATATTTGATATAAATCTGCAAAGTTATTTATGTCAGCTACGTTTGCACCAGCAGCAACAATATTTGTAATGTTGGTAGCAACAGTATTAACTTCTAAAGCTTTTGGAACTAACCTATGAAAATTATAAGTATGTAATGTTGAAGTAGATTCAACTAATAATCCAAATCCTTGAGGTATTGAGCTAGGAGTTACATTATTGATTGTAACGGTATTTCCAGATCCAGCTCCGTTAGCAATAGTAATTGTGTTAGAGCTAGGAGTAAGAGTTGTTGAGACAGCAGCAATGCTGAGAATCGCACTTTGTCCAGTTGTTCCTTGTGGATTTGTAGCTGGAAAACTGGTTTCATTTGCTATTGCATCAAATCCGCCTACGTCATCAATAAGGTCAACAATACGAGCTTCGATAGCTCCAGTTGTAGCAACGTGAGTATTACCTACTGTCCATGTAGCGTTAGTGTCTAAAACGTCAGTTGAGTCTTGACGTAAGAATCTACCGTCAGCTTCAGTTTCTGTAAAATACCTATTATCTAATTGACCAGCATCTAACTCTGTCTCTGTGTAGTATCTAGTGTCTAATTGACCATTATTTATTTCGGTCTCTGTAAAATATCTACTGTCTAACTGTCCAGCATTTAACTCAGTTTCAGTGTAGTATCTAGTATCTAAGGAACCACCATCAAGTTGAGTTTCAGTGTAGTATCTATTATCTAATTGACCCGAATCTAACTCGGCTTCTGTGTAATACCTATTGTCTAAAGTACCAGTCGCTATGTCACTATCAACGATAGTTCCGTTAACGATGTTTGCACTTGCTACGGTTATGTCTGTTGGAAGTGCTCCTGGTCCAAGTTTATCTAAAGTTACAGAATCATTAGCTAATTTAGATCCCGCTATATTTGCACTTGCATTTATATCAGCATTAACAATAGATCCATCTACGATGTTATCTGAATTTACAGTTAAATTACTATTTAATAATCCATTAGCAATTTTTGTATTTGCTATAGCTGCACTACTGCTTATATCTGCATCAACAATTGTTCCATCTAATATTTTTGATGATGTGACTGAATTGTCTAAAATTTTAGTAGTGGTTACTTTTCTTTCTTGCAATTCATGTATTGCAAATAAAGCTTGTTCAGTATTAGCATTTAAGTCAACAGCTCGTATAGATGACCCTGCTGCAAAAACAGCTTTTGGATCATCATCTCCAGTTGATTTTCCAACAATTGTTACCCTAGCAACAGTAACAAGAACACCTGTTTTTGGTGCTCCTGTACTTTCTTGAACAGTGCTATCTATATTAGTATTATTGAAAGTTATTTTTGTAGGATTACTTGTGGTATCTACTGTGTATTTAGTTGTCGCTTGAGCATGTCCATTTAATTGGACCTCAATATCTTCAGTTTGTAAGATTGGAAAGGTGTAAGTAAATTCCAATTTGGAACCATTTGGAGCACCTCCACCATTCTCTGTAAAAGTTGTCGCCATTTATCTATGGATAATTTGACGGGCGGATTATTTATTGCGTAAATTTAATATTTTTTGTGTTTTTTCAGATTTAAATTCTCTTGTTTTATCTAAGGTTGCTAGACCTCTTATCTTCATATCTTTATCTTCTTGTATTAGCTGTAAAACTTCAGGATCATTTTGTATTTTCGACCAAGCTTTCTTTTTAGCTTTTTTAAAAATATCTGCAATAACTAAATTATGGTAATAATATTTCATAGGATCATTACTACGCAAACCATTATTTCTATCAAAATTCATCTGTTGTATAGAATTTAAAATTTTAGGATCTTTTGCTAATAAATCTAGTTGATATTGTATATTTTGTTCTCCAATAGCTTTTTGAAAAATTGATCTTATTCTTGGATTGTTTTTAAAACTTATACCTTTATAAGAATAAACAGTTGTTCTTAAATCAAATCCACTATCAAATAACAATTTGCGTCCTGGACTGTAGTCTAAATTAACTGAGAACGGGCTAATAGCATTAAACATTCTAGTTGGAAAATCCCAATCTCTTATAGGTTTTCCTGTTAACATGTCAAATTTATCAGGTACTGGTTCAGGTGAAATACCTTCTAAAAATAAATTCCTATTACGCCATGATTGCAAAATTCCAGAATTTATTTCTTTCATATGAGGATTAAACAATTTACCTAATTCGTTTCTTAATGAAGAAAGAGGTATTGAATTATTAGCAAGACTTGCCAAAATTTTTTCTATTTGACCCTCTTGTCCTACAGCAAATAAATCAACAAATTGCTGCATACTTGCAAGGTATGATTTACTTGTTAAACCTTGCATCATTACCGTAGCTAATTTTCTAAATTGTTTTTCACTCCATTCTGGACCCATTTGTTCAGAATAATCACCAATATCGCCAATAGTTGAAAGTATTAAATTAAAAGGTTCAAATGCGTCATATCCAATCCAAACATCACCTATTTTAATACTTCTTGGTCTCCATCCAGCATCTATCCATGTCTGCCTTTTTTTTCTATCAGCTGGTCCATTTCCAGTCAAACCACCATTTAAATAATGAATATTAGCTAATAAAATTAATGAACTACCAATAGCTTGTCTACCTTGTACTAAAGCTTTTGCATTTGCTAATTCATCAGCATTAGTAATTCCATATTGTAAAACACTTGATAAATCTTCTGGTGTTGCTTTAAGAATTTCACGAACTTCTTTAACAGCTCTATTAAATATAGGAGAGTGTTTAGCTGTTAATTCAAGACCATTCATACCTGTCCTGGCAAATAATAAAAATGGTTTAGCCCAAGGAGTGCTTTGAAATGTTTGATCTAGTTTCTGTGCAAATCCGTGTAAATCACTAGTTAATGTTGCTTCTTTTTTTGAATATAATGTAGCGTCATCTATGATATTTCCATTTACATCCATTATTTCGCTATAAAATCTATCTTGAGCTTCCTTCAACATTTGAGGTGATATTTCTGTAACTTTTCCTTGGTTAAACAAATCCATAGCTTCACGCATTGCTCTTTCTTTTGCTTTAGCTCTTGCTAATAACAAACCAAATGCATCATCAGTAGCAGCCATGATTTTGGTTGAATAAGTTAAAAATTTATTATCATTCAATGCTCGTGCACCATTAGCTAAATGAAAAGCTAATTTATCTCCATTAGTAGCTCTGCCACTATTGTTTACCCAATCGGTGTACATAGCCCATTGTTCATCACCTTTAGTAATATTGTTAAATCTACTTTTTATCGTTGATACATCACCAGACCAATAAGAATTTAAGTTTTTAGTAAACAATGTCCAAGCTTCTGGTATTGATTCTCGCATAGCATTAAATGCGGACATTGATGCTCTAAGTGTTGCACCATCTCCTTTTAAACTAGCTCCTAATGCCATAGATAATGGTCTTAAAAATGTCGCAGTACCAGTACCTAGAAGTGCTCTCATAGGAGTTTTTGGTCCACTTAATACACTATTAACCATTACTCTTTGCATACCTTTAACTATTAAGCCTGTTTTCTTCTGCCCTTTTACAGTGCCACCTAAAAATTGTTTTCTTATATAGTTATCGAAATCAGTTAAATTATGTATATCACCACCCATAGACACAGCTTCCATATAAGCTTTAAATAAATCATCATCTCCTTCGCCAGCCATTTGCATAGCTAATTGATGAGCTTTAATAGATTGTTCTGCATCAGCTTGTATCTCTGCTTTAATTTGTGCTCTAGTTGGTTTTTTTAAACCTCTATTTTGTAAACCAGCAAATGAATAACTTTGTAATTTTTTAGAAGTATTAACATGAATAACTCCAGCAATGATTTTGTCATACATTGCTTTAGCTGGACCATCAATATCTTTTAAATCTGCTATGTTATAAAGCTCTCTGTTAGTTATACCAGAATCTCTTATCTCCTTTAACAGTGAACCTATAACTAATTCAGATGCTTTTACTTGGTTTGAATCTATAAAATTAACTCCGAATAACCTAGAGTTTTTATCTAAAGGAGACCAAAATTCTGAAGCCGTAAGATCACTAGTATTTCTTCCTTCATAAATTTTTTGTGCTAATGCTGTTGCATCACCCCATAATTCATATAAAGGTTTATTTTTTGATTTTGCTTCTGCTACAGCTTCTTTAACTCTTGCATCACTCATATATTGATTCATGACCTTAATAAGATCTTTTTCAGCCATATTTGCATTAACTTGAATTCGTGCTAAACCAGCTGGAGTATATAGTGATCCAGTTGATCCCATCTCAGCACCATATTCATAATTAATACGTTTTAAACTCTGATCAACATTGTATGGTGTATCAGTAGATGTAGTCGCTCCTTGCCATTTATTTGCTAATTTTCTATTTTTATATGCACCAAACTCTGGACCTTTAGCTTGATCTCTTGCCATTTCTATATTTTGATCTCTTAAGCTTTGTGCCCGTAGTTGTGCTTTTCCTAGTTCATCAGCTACACCATCAGTTACTTCACCGCTAGGTAGTTGATTAGATTCAGGAATTACATTTTTATTTGGTTTTTTTGGTTTTACTTTTCTAATACCTTTACCAATAACAATACTAGCTGCATCAAATAAAGAACCTATACCCATGCCTTCTACAACATTTTTAAAGGTCTTCATAGCAGGGTGATCTGTATCTTTTGTTGATAAGGGCGTATCTATAAATCCAAACCTATCTCTTACCATGCCTAAAGCATTATCTTCTTGACTATATTTAGACATAAGGTCAGAGGTTGCACCGATAGCAGCACCTCTTAATAATGTTCCTCCAGCTCCTGTAGCAGCAACAAGACCACTTAATCCAGCAGCTTTTAATGCTACAACACTAGCTGGAACCATTGAACCAAAATGAACAAGTCCTCGTAAGGCACCTCCCCACCATGTTTTAGTTTCTATAGGGTCTGCATCATCAACAAAGAAATCATCCCATTCTGGTTTATAACCTTCTTCTGTTTTTTGTTCTTCAACCATTTCACCACTAAACATATCAATGGCTCTTTCTGGAAGAGTGACAAGAGAGGAGGCAGTATCTTGTAATCCACCACCTATAGCAGCACCTAGTTCCTTTGAAATACCTCTTATCCCACCAAAACCCTCTCTGTTTCGTGGATCTTCTATTTCAGCCTTAGCTTGTTCTGCTTCAGCAGATAAAAACTCTTCTTCTTCTGCTTGTTCTTCCCGTAGTTCTTCATCAAGTTCTGTAAATTCCCGTACTTCTTCAGCAGATTCTAATAAAGATTCTGGATCTACAGCATTTGGATTAAATCCTGAATACATTTTATTACCTTAGTAATTTAAAAATTTTTTACTTGTCCGTCTAAATCTACAAAGTTTGATAATTCACCTTCATATTCACCTCCACGGCCTTTATTACCGCTTCGTACAAATTTTTCTCCATCCCAAACTACATATCCTATAGCGTTTGGTATTTTTTTCCAGGAGCCTAAAGGTATATCACCCTTGTAATTACCATCGTATGGTTTGACGAAGTTATCAATATCTCTATAATTTTCTACATTTCCTATATATGCTTCTTTAAACCTACCTTTATTACCTTTTCTAATCCACTCTTCACCATCGTAAACAACATACCCTATACCTTTAATATCTTTCCAATCACCTATACGAGGTTTAAGATCTTTAGGTAAAGGTTTTAATTGATTGTCTTTATCTATATCCATTTGAGCTACTTCTTGGATTAAGTAGTCAACATCATTATATGAAATATCACCATCCTCTTTTAACATTTCGATTTTAGCTCTTTGCACTTTATACTGATCGGGATGTCTTAGTAGTATTTGTTGTACGTGTTTTGGTAGTTCTAAAGTTTCTTTATCAATATCTGATATAACATTTTCTATTTTATTACCAGCCGCTTCAGCTTGGAGTGTGGCAAGATAGCTAGGTGATATTGGTGTTTCAGCAGTTTTATTATATTCAGTTGTAATTTGTTCAAAGATTATAGGTACAGTTTTACCTTTTGATTTAATGTATGTTTTTAAAGCTTCTTCAGTACCAGGAATAACACTTTCAGTAATTATTGATGGATTAGTTCCTATAGCAAAAAGAGAAGTTTGTAAGTTTTGTTCATGCTCTCTACTAGGGTCTTGCTTACGATAATTCCAAGTATCATATACACCATCATTTATGTTTTTTTCAATAATGTCGATAGCATAACGATGTGCCTCTGTAGGACTTTCTTTTTTTGTAATAGCCTCTGCATATAACTTGTTATAGTCATCAGTTGCCTGATGCATGTTAGCTGTATATTTTTCTCCTCTAATACTATCTTGATTTTTTAAAGTTCTTTGTTCAACTGTACTTTTTATGCGTTCATCTCTTTTTGTTTTTATATCGCTGGGTAAAGTTAAATCTGTTTCTTCAATAATCTTTGTCCACTTTTTCCACTTTTCAAAATCTTGAATTTGATCAACATCTTCTTTATATATAGGTTGTAAATTTTTTTGTTTTGCTTCTAGAATTTCAATAATATCTTCGTCTATTTTATCTTCAGATGAACGTGTTTTTAAATCAAATAAATAAGAATCCACTTTACCCCACTTAGCATCCCAATTAGTTATCATTTCATCAATCTCAGCTTCACTAAATCTTTTTCCTTCTTTTTGTAATTTTGATTCTTTCTCTTGAATATCAATAATATATTTTTTTCCTTTATTTTCTAAAGATTCTATCTCATTTTTTAAAACTTCATTTTGATATTCTGTTACTTCGTCAGCTAACTTTAACCATCTAGTTTTCCATCTACTCGCTTTATATGGTTTACCATCGATCATGATTTCTTGATCTTGTATGTCTTTAAGATCATCCTCTGTTAACTGACCTGTCTTAGCCATATCAGTTAATATTTTAAATGTTTCGTCTAGAGCTTCTGCTCTGTTATGTACAGTGCCATCCTTCTTTACAGTTCTTTTTATAGTTCCTAACAATGATTCAAAATCTTTATTTACAGCAAAATCATTTACAGCATCTGTTCTAATTTTAAACCCTTTATCAATAGCATCATCTTTCTCATAACCCTTCATTATTGTGCTATGAGCACTCTGAACTTTATCGTAAAATCCAACCTCTTTATCATCTAATAATGCTCTGTTTACATCAGTAAGATTTTGTTCTATTAGGTATTGTCTTCTTAAAGCTTTTAATGCAATATTTCTTTGATCTAATGTTTCAGCAGTAGAAGGTGTAAATGTCGTACCGTTAGCTTCTAGTTCAATGCTGTCATTATTTTGCATCTCCCCTTTCAACCAATCTTCGTAACCATCAGCTGCAATCTTAGATTTCTGTTGTACAAAACTATATAATGCCCAACCAGATAAATTACTTATTTCATCAGCTTCTTGAAAAGTTCCACCTTCTTCTAAAACATTATTAGCTACAGTATTTAATTGTTTTTTACTATCAAGTAGTGTCTCTTTGTTTGCAAAGTAATCGTCAAAATCTTCTTGAGGTATGTTTGCTTGACCTGTAACTTCACGAGACTCCATGTCCTGTTCAATAGCTGCAAGCTTACCTTTTAATTTATCTTCTTCAATTTGTTTATCTACTGTATTTTTTATAAAGCCATCAAGACTTGTAGAAAATTGAGAAATAGCTTTTAATCTTTCACGACCTCTTTCTCGGTCTTCAGCTAAACGTATAGATTCAAATTGTCTAAATCTATTAGCGTTATTCTGTTCACCAGCAGTCAGTCCTCTTAGTACTTCTTTGTATGACATAATTTATAAGAATGATGATTGTATACTGAAATTCAAATCATTAGCATTAGTTTGTCTAGTCTCCTGAAAATAATCATCTAATTGATTTTGTAAACCTGAATCTCTAAATGAAATAGGGTTACTAAATTGAGGTACATCAAAGGTGTTATATGCTTCTCCCATAGACATCTGTTGTGCTGGTTGTTGTTGCTGTGGTGGTACGAACTGGTTGTAGGAGCCAAGATTTTTAGTTTCTGGAGCTTTAGTATCCTGATATTGTTGATATCTATTTAAACCAGAACTTGCAATAGATAATGCTGTATTAAAGAAACTTGGACCTTTTTTATATTCTTGAAGTAAAGGTGGTGCTTCAGGACTAGGTCTACCAGTTATGTACTCTACATATTTACCTTGAGCAAATGCAGCCATATTTCTTCCAGCTTTATCTCTAAATAATATTTCGCTTTCTTTAGCAAATGCAGCTTGTGCTCCAGCCTCAGCTAGTTGTGCTCCTAATTCTGCAATACCTTTTCTACCTGATCTTCTACCTGATTGCTCTCTACCGCCAGAAGTTAACATTTTTGCGAGAATACGTTGTTGTGACATAGCAGCTTGACCAGCAGCTTGTCTTGCTTTTAGTTGTGCTTCAGCTAATGCATCTTGTGTTTCACGCCACTTATTATCAACTGCAATATCACTGTCTATTTTACTGTTTCGCCATATATTTTCTTCATTACGATTTTTTGTATTGTAAGCATTAATAGCCAATTGATTTTGGAGTGCTATTGATCTGTTTGCTTCTCTAGTTTGTCTTCGCTGTTCTCCATATTGTCCAAATGCTCCAAGAACATCTAATCCAAATCCGAGACCAGCACCCATTCCAGGAGACATTCCGCCTCCTCCTCCTCCTAATCCTGAACACATGGTATTTTACAAAATTCTATAAATGGTAATAAGTTTGGACCATGTAAAACTTCTCGTAGAAATTTAAAGCCCAAAAACTTTAAAAGTTTTAGGTGTGTTGTGTTGCGTTTATCGCATATATTCCACAACAAAGGTTCAGTACGTTTATCTAACCATCGTTTAGCATTTCTAGAAAATGCATAAGGATAGTCATGAATAACGTCTGTGCATATCATCCAGATACGTCCGTCTGGATATACGCCAGCCAATCCAGCAGTCTTGCCGTTTGGCATAGTGAAATAAATATTGTCGCCAGAATTTAAAAAAAGAGGAACATGGACAACAGGTGTTAATCCATGACCCTCTACTAATTCTCTGTAATCGTCTGAACGTAAGTTTTGTGCAACATCTAAAGCTACTGCTTTTGTAGCTGGATGGATAGTTACTTTAGACACGTCTATAATATCGTGGGTTGAAATCACCCTCCCAGTTCATAGAAAATAATGTTGCTGGTGAAGGGTGTGTAGATTTAATTTGTATATCTAAGTTTGTATTTCTTTCGTATATCGGTATTGTTTGTATAAATTCTTCTACTACTGGTAATTCGCTTGCTTTAATAGAATCTATTTCAGCCGCACTAAAATTAGTTGTGTAATCTACTCTGCCTTTTCTTTTTATAATTGTATCAATATTTCCTATTTCTCCAAAAGCAAAATGCAGTCTATGTATTATCAATGATGATCTTGTATCAGATCTACTTTTCTCTCCTACTGCTTTAGTTACAAAAATTGTAGGTAGTTGTAATGACCAATCAAATAAATAACCAAACATCAAAGTTGTACCTGTCCAATCTCCATCCACTTCTAAATTTTGTGTTCCAGTAACAATATTTGCTTTTGCAAATCTTCCTAAATCATCTCCAGCATTATTGTTATATACAGCTAGTTGTGCAGTGCTTGCATAGCCTGTAGGTTTTGCAAATGTAGTTTTTTTTGTTGTTGGATTATAAGCACTAGAAGATAACGCTGATAATTGACTATGTCTATCAAGGTGTATTGGATAGTTCTCAATACCTATTGATGTTGTATCATCTTGTGTTTTTACATCAAAAGCTTCTATTATAGTTTCGCCTTCGCTAATTACAACGACATAATAAACATCATCTAATATTACATGATGAATTAAATCGCCTGATAACAGCCATCTAAACCACGCTGATTGTACCCGTTTTTCACCATTATTATAAAATCTAAAACCCCATACTTCGTTGGTTGTAGAGTCAGTATTGTAGTATTGTGAACCTAAAAGTAAAAGACTATTTTCTTTTGAGGTAGTTGGTTTAGTTATATTAATAGGTAATTTTTTAGAAACAAGTTTACTTTGCTCTAAAACAGTTGGTTCACCCTCACGTCTTATATCAGCCATTTCAAAAATTCTGGAATTTTTTCCTGTACTGTTTATAAAACCTGATGTTGTTCCTAACGAAAAAGGTACAGTTTGAGGGTTGTAATTATAAGCACAAAGATAATTAATCTTAGCTGTAGAAGGTGTCAGAGCATCACTATCTGTAGTTAACATAAACTGTTGATTAGAACTAAATAGTAAAAGTCCTGAGTTAACTTCTATTCCATCATGCAAAGTAGTTGGGAAAGTTGAACTAGCCTGTATATCTATAGGATCAGCAGTCGATTCCGACATAGCTGTAGTACTAAAAAAATTAAAAAAATCGTTAGTTTTAGAAAGAATTACATTACCTTTACTAAGCACAACTAATCTATTTCTAAAGAAAAGCATCTTTTCTAACGTGCTTCCTATAAAACTAGGTACTGGGTTTGTGTTGTCATCTCCTACATCACGTTTTGTGTAATCTATTTCTTGTACTAAAAATCTTCCTTGTGGATAAACATTACCTGGTAACTCTCTAACAATCTTAATAGGCATAGTAGTTTTATCTATTTCTATCTCGATACCAGGCGCTGGACATTCTTCCCATACGCCTTCACCAAAAAAGTTACCACTACCTGTACCAGCGTTAGCTTGTTTAAATTTTAAAAAGAAGTCATCATCATCATCACCACTATTGACAATCTTTACTACGTAATTATGTCTACAATTAGTAGGTAATTCAGCTATTGTATTCGCTTCATTGGTGACAATATTTATCAACTGTGGTTCTGGTGTGCTGACTGCAAAAGGTGTACTGCGTTGTAAATGTAAACAGTTACCAGTAATTGTTGCAGTAATTCCAGTTCCAGAGATTGCATCTAATGATGTCTTCATGTCACCTAATATCCCAGCTGCTGTTACTGCTTCATCAGCACTAGATGAGGTAGCCGCTGGACGAACTGCTGCAATATTTGCAGAACTTTTTATAGTTACGTGAGATTTGATTTCTACAGTTCCAGTACCATTTTTTTCTGTAGTGTAATTATGTGTATTGCCAGTAACCCAGCCTTCACCACCAAATTGTAGTTTTGCAAATGGTTGATAGGAATCATTATATTGCGGACCAGAAGATTGACCACCTAAATGATTAGGGTCAACTACTGGAGTACATCTAACATCAATTTCATATCTTAAATTTTTTGTACCACTACCAGTTGCATTTATAACTTCTCTACCCATAGCTTGACATGAACCATCATTAGCACCACTAGATTCAGAAAAGTTTTTTCTTGCTGCAATAGAGGTAGCTCGTGTCTCTGTTATAGGTGTACCTGGATTAGTTGGATTATAAATATTTAACGCATATTGTTTACCGTAGGATACTGTTTTTATTTCTATTATTGCCTCATTTACTAATGCTGGAGATCTATCTGAAGCTGCTGATTTCATCGCAGTAGTTTTAGTTCTATTAGTAAAGAATGTTTGTTCGTTTAATGTCAGTGCTTGTATCTCAGTTTCATGAGTCCAGCCAGTAAGATATGTAGCTACATTAGTTCCTGTTACGGCAGAATAGTCTATAAGATTTGTGCCTTGACCATTATTATCATGATAAGAAAAACCATCTCTAGTTCTCCATATTTGAAATTCACCTGATGTATTGACGCACCCAATATATTGATTATCTTCATCAGTGTAAATATGAAACCAACTTAGAGTTCCACTATTAGTAGTTATTTTTTTTATTAGTTTACTACCAGGTCTTTTAATACAGCCTAAAGTTACATCTGGTATGGCGTTCACCAAGTCTTTAACTTGTCCAGGTAATTTTAATTCATCTGGCTGTTCTGATATTCCTAATACATAGTTTGGTACTTGTTGAGTTACTGTTGCCATTATCTCTGTAATCCTCTAAAAGGTTTATAAGTTGAATAGTTAGTGTTATGAGGAAATCCAAGCATGTTGTAGTCACCTTGATTACATTCGTATTCCATACACGAAGCTCTAGCCATTTGTTCTTGCGTAGCTATTAGTTGAACTAATTGTGAGTTAGTAATCATTTGTGTAGCTGCTCTACCAGCTGCTTTGTAAGTTATATATCTTTTGAATATTGAAGGTAAATCTTCATACTCAAAAAAGTAAACAACATTTAATAAGATATCTTGATCGAATTCAAAAGTATGATTTACCTTGTCATATAGTTTTCCGTTACGTCTTACAGGATCAATAGTTTTATCCTCTGGATTTTCTGAATCTATACGCAGAACATTTGTAGGTATTTTTATATGTTTTGTTGTTGCATCTGGAGAAAATTTGACATGATCCTCTCTGTTAAAAGACCATCCTTCATTTTGTATGTCACTATTACACTCTTTGAGAATTTGATGAATAAGTGCTATCTCTGGATTCTCAAAAGTATTAGCTACTTCAGCAGCAGTATTAGTTACGTTTGTAGTTATTGTTCCTAGCGTTGTTACTGGAGATTGACCGATAGCTCCCAGTATTGTATTTACAGCGGAGAGTTCTGTCTCGGTATCTATTGTTGTGGGAGTTGTCATATTAACAAATAAAAAAAAAGGAGGCCGAAGCCTCCATGTATATAAAAAATTAGAATGCAGAAGGAGCTGTAGCACCTACATACAATTCAACAGCAGCAGCAGGATTCAAGTAATCCGCTCCCATAGCCATACGTCCAAGTATCACATCCGTATTAATCTATTATTTCTAATAGTACTGACTATATCTTCATCCTTGTAGGATGCTGGATGTTAATGATGTATTACGAGAAAAGCGTTTCTCACCATCTAGTCGATGCACGTTCTCTACACGCCTGTAGAGCTTCGCTCAGGATTAGCATATTTTTCAACTTAGCTTTCCCTGAATTAATCCAGTGTTTCAATAAAAATTACTTTTTAAAGGGGCAATGTAATTTACCCTGATAGATAACTGATACGTCTCCATTTGTTACTTGGACTTGTGGGCCAATAGCCTCGACAACTCCAGCAGCTTCTTTTTGGAAAATTAAACCAGCAGACTTAGCACCTAACTCAGCGTTAGTACCGTAGTCGTTGTTTACTCCGCCAGTAGCATTAGCATTTTCTGGTGTAGGTCCAATGAAATCACCAAGATTTCCAGGACTTGTTTCACCTGTTGTACCGCCATACTTAATACCATATTTGCCCAAAAATGGGATATTCATGGACTTAAATATTTTAATACCAGCGATTTCGATAACGCCTTGACCACCTTGTAGAGCGTCACCCTGAACGTCTCTATTCACTAGCCCATTAGAACCGATGTCCTGTATGAGGGAATAATATTGTCTAGGGTTCAATACGGCGCATCTTCCGTCAGTACTCACCCCTTTTTCATCTAGAGCAGCAGCAGCGTCATAGAATGCGCTTACTAGGTTTCCAGCGTTAAAAGCATCAGATTCGTTAGTTGTAGAACCAACTCTGATTTGTGTTCCACCAGGCTCTGCAAAGTTTGTTGCAGATACTGGAGATGCAGATCTAGCTCCTCGTGTAATTGAACGGAAGATTAGTCTGTCATATTTCTCAGCAAGAGCATATCCAATCTTCTTAGATATTTCTCCTCTTAATTCATAATGTGCAAGTGTCTCATCTAAGTCATAAACAAAAGCAGAACTGATTAATAGATCGTCCATTACGATTGTTTTTTCTGCGACTGGAGGAGCCTTGTCAGCATTACCGAGAATGGGGGTTCCTGGTTGGTGAAAGGAACTTGTCATGCGTCCCGTGTAGATGAACTGGAGACTTTTCCCGTTCTTTAAGGTTCTCTTAGTAACGAGATCTCTAGCGATAGTCTCGTGTTGGAAGCCTTTGAACATCTCCCCACTGAACAATTTTAAGTACAAATTATACTTATCATTGTAGCCAGAACCAGTCGCTAAATTTGAGCGACCTAAACTGACCTGATTAGCATTAGCCATTTTTTAGTTAAAAATTAAAGGTATATTTACTTGTCTTGTCGTACGAAAAGTTGCGAGTCTTATGCGACTCTTTTGTTATGTGGTCTATCCCACCGTCATGACGGCTGATGAGTATCCTCGTAAGGGTCAAAAGCCAAAGTGATAAGGGAGGACTTGCACCTCCCAGTCGGCTTACCGATTATCTTTTTGTGTATGTGATACCACGATACTTAAGTTTCATTTCTCTTTTGAAATCTTTTTGCTCTTTTAATCGAGCTTGCAATTCTACTGGAGACATAATTAACCTCAGTATCAGATCCCCGTTCCATGATCTGA